GCGATGAAACGGCCATTTGTTATCTCCTGTGTACTGTTATTTATGGTAGTTTGAGTCTGAAAAAATCAGGGTGTTTGACGCCCTGATTGTTTCCTATTAGACCGCTGCACCTGCAGCAATTTCTCCTGTGTTCTTGATACGAACCGGTATGTAGATAAACTCTACAGCTTTAACTGGTTCAATAGCAATATCCACGTACAGTTCGTTGCGATCGATACGTGCTGGGGTATTGTTGGTAAGATCACAAATCACCAGGTAGTCATAGATACCACGTTTAGCTACCAAATCAATCATCAGGCTATCAATAGCATTTCTAATTTCATTGCGGGTGATCTGATCATTGGGTTCAAACAAGAACTGTTTGCCAATGGTTTCCAAACGACCGCGTATAAATGCTATCAAACGTGCCACGTTGATACGATCCAAAGCACTGGTCAATGTAGTAGTGGTCTTGTTACCAAAGTTGGTAATACCCACTCCAGGTATGAAAGTGATAGGATTGATACTGTTTTCGTACAAGGTATCACGTAGCCCCTGACGAACTCCTAGACTTTCAAATTCACCAGTGTCGGTGTTAATGTAACCAATTTGTACAGCATTGTCTATCACGCCGCGACGTGTTCCTGCTGGTGCCAACCATGGAAATGCCACTTCGTCGTTGCGGATAATTGTTCTAATCATCATATGACTAGGTGGCTGTACTACTGCAGAACCAGTAGTATCAGTGGTCTGGCAACTTGGATAAAATACTCCGGCGTAAACATCACGTGTTAAGAATCCATCACCTGTGGTGAGTCCCAATCCGTTATTGTTACTGGCCCAGGTTAAAATATCTTCTGGGCTCAAACGCAACGGTGTGTCTGCTACAACAAATGCTGTGTTGTTGCGTTCGTTGTTGAGTGCCACCATGTTGGGCAACAATTCTGGGTACTGTGGGCAACTGATCAAATTATAGATCAATTGCTCTTCTCTTGCAGTGGTACTGGTATCAATACCGGCTTTGAGAGCCTGAACAATTTGAACACGTTGTGACTGACGACCCATGTATGGGCTACCGTCGGCTTTGGTTGGATTCTGTGTAACCCAAGCGTTGGTCTGTGTAGGCAATGTGTCATCCGGGAAAGTAGTTGCATTAAAATAATCAACCTGGAAGGATTTTACATTGAATCCACTGCGACGTGTGTTCCATAACAAGGTTCCTTGTGGATACAGACTAGGATCTGGCGCATCAAGATCCAGATAGTCACTGGTCAACAAGCTCACTATAGTTGGGAAAGGATCACTGATAGGATTGGTTGTGCCATTAGGGGCCCAGCGTGCATCCGCAAACAAGATTCCGTTTTGTGTGGTTTGATCGGTATTGTCAATCAATGCCCATTGGTTAGTACCATCCACATTGCTCCAACGACTGATCACTGGATAATTTTCTAAATCGCCAGTGTTGATCCAAAGATCACCGAGCACCAGTGGACTTTGACTTTCGTCAGTTTGTGTCAGCGGTGCTGTGGTGCTAAAGATTGGACCTGTGGCATTGGTGTTGCTAAGGTTGTTACCACGTACATCGTTGGTAACATTTTGATAACCTTGCCAAACGCCATCATCTTGAATCATGATATCGGCACTTCCTGTGGTGGCTGCACTGTAGTACCATAAGCGTCCATCAGCTGGATCTTGATCCGGCGCTGTAGAACTAGCCGAGTAGGTAAATGTAGGAGTTCCAACCCAGTTGCTCAATATTACTCCATCAGCAGCGCCAAGATCGTAGTTGGTTCTGACTCCACGAACTGTGGTATTGAATCCAGCCGCAGCAATGGGATTTCCCAATGGAGCTATACTGGTATTGACCAGTTGTATGCTGCCGCCTTGACTGTGTTGGATTACAATACTACCATCGCTGGCAATTTCAGCACTGACATAGGGCACTGCGGCCGCACTCACTGCTGAGACAAAATCAACTGCTCCGGTTCCTGTCAGGGTTGCAGTAACTGGTGTAGAATAATACACATCATTGGGTGGCACTACTCCGGCTTGTGAAGCTGCAATTAAAAATGTACTACCCACTGTGAACGCCCCAGGTGTGTTGCCAGTGATTATAGTAGGACCGGTTGCAAATTTTTCAAAAATAGTAAAACTGGCTGTAGCGTTTTGTAAAACATCTACCTGGGCATAGGTTGCACCAGCCAGGATGTTGGAGCCGCCGCCACTGGGGTCTAGACCATAATTGGCGTAGGCATCATTAAAATAAACCGGGCAAGATTGTTGAACAAAGGTACCAAGTGTGCTGTTGAATTTTTTAACAACAAGGTTGGTTCCCAAATTCACATTGTTAATTTTTTGCCAGACAGATCCAGTAGGACGTGTACTAGGCTGATTGCTGCCCCAACGTGGAGCATTGTAACTGTACTGAGCCAAATAATCTGGAGCTACGTATTGACCAGGAGTAATACCCAAGGAGGTCAACGGATTTCCATTTTGATTTGCAATTGATACAATGCCTTCGCCCAAGGTGCTACCATCGTTGGTAGCAGTGCTGTCAGCATAAATTTGCAGACGGCCGCCAATTACTGCCGAATAAACTCCAGTAATGCCGGCTGAGTTGATAGCGTCACTAAGCCCATCAACAGTGTTGTTTGGAGCGATAGGAACAGCCACAGGGGTACCATTGACTGTGATACTGTTTCCTGCTGTTAAGCTGGTAGGTGTCCCAGTGCCTTGCACTGTGGGCCACGCTGTTTTCCAGTCATCGCTACCAACCAATACCCAGGTATTGTACAGGTCGCCTAGAGTTAAACTGCTGGTCTCAGAAGGATATACAGGGCCTCCACGTTTGTAGTAAATGGGATTTTGAGTGCTGGTAGCCACAACTGCATAGTTGCCTATGCTACCAATGCTTTGCAATGGTACTGTGCTGGCAGGCTCTAGTTGTGTAGAGTCAACAATTGCCAATGGAATGTTGTTTGTAAAGGCACCGGTTACCAGGTTCCATTGGAAAATTCCCCAGACGCTGTTGGCAGTATCTAGCCAGTATGTTCCGTTGTCTGGATTTCCAGTTGGGCGAACCAAGGTAGCTGTAAGCTCTGCCAGATCAATGTCCACACGTTGTATATAACAACGATTAGACACGCCCAGAGCACTAAACGCGGCCAACAATCCGTATTCGTTGAGTTCGTAACCATTGATTGGTGTACCAGCAGTGGTCTTGTAAAAGAAGGGATTGCCATATGTGGCCAATAGATCCCGTTGACTGGACATGAGCTTGACTTTGTTGGCTTCCGAAGCAAGCGTGCCAGCAGCCACACCAACACCAGCTCCGCTGATCTTGTTTTGTGCTGTGGCCAATAAAATATAAGGTACCGAATTGGTAGCGGAAGGTATGTATTGACTTTCGTCAATGATTGTGACTTCTACGCCTGGTGATATTAGTGCCATGGTAATTCCTTTTTCTAGTTAAAGATATTTATGGAAAAAGGCAAAAACAAGCCGTGATTGCTTCCCTACCCAGTAGGGTTAAGGGTAAATATACCTATGAGACCCATGTGTATGGCTTGCAATCAACGATTTAGAGCTGTGGCTTATCACCGTGCTGACAGTATACAGTACCGACGTTTGTGTGAATATTGTATCAGGCGGGGGCGGCGACTCAAGCCTGTTGAGCCCCGATGGAAAACCGCAGGTTACAAGAAAAAAACCACCTGCGATCGCTGTGGCTTTCGTGCAAAATATTCTGTACAGCTCTTGGTGTATCACATGGACGGCAATCTCAACAACAACACACTACGCAATTTAAAAACTGTGTGCCAAAACTGCGTGATAGAAATTGCTAAGAGTGATTTGCCGTGGAGGCCTGGAGATTTAGAACCAGATCGTTGATCTGTGCGTAAAGATGGTCCATAGTGGCATTGTTGTCTACAACAGCGTCAAATTCAGTGCCTATCCAAGCAGTTTCGCTGGCATGTATTGCATGCTTTTCCAACTGAATCTTGCTGGTGGTCCAGGTGATGTTTTGTGGACCCAAATTAACTATTTCTGCCAAGTGATACCACTCTGGATCTGCGCCGCGATGTACACGAATCACGACGCCGCCGGCACGTTTGATAGCGTCAATTTCGTTGGGGAAGCGGCAATCTGATATGACCACGTCATCTGTGGTTTTACGCAGTTTGTTTTCCAAGCTGGCTATCCAAGTGTCGTCGTGGAACCCTCTACGCACTACTTCGGTTCCCCAGTATTGTAACACCCAACGTGGAGTCAGATCTGGCATGCCCAAGCGGGCCGCCCACCATGGATCCACTTGCTCACGCCAGGCTCGGCTGTGTTTGGTGCGTCCTTCCAACAGTTCGCGATCCCAACCAAACACTGCACTCACAGCGTCTTTGAGTGTGTTGGCAAAACTTTCTCGTCTAAATTGATGTATGTTTACTAGATAATCTGCTATGGTGTCTTTGCCAGCACCAATTAGTCCGCATACTCCAACGATCATCTGATTTCCTTTACGTTTAGATGTTTTAAAGTAGACTGCAACATGTCTATCTGTCTACGACAATCTTCCAGCGCATGATGGCTGGTAGGTGGTTTGGGCAAGCCTGGCCATAAACTGTAGATGGTTCTGGCATCACGCACATTGTAAAACTGCCAAGGCAGGGCCTTGCCATGGCTCTTGTAGGCATGCTCTAGAATGTTCATGTCATAGGTAGGACCGTTGGCCCAGATAAACTTGTGTTGCCAGGCCAACTTGTACAGGCTGTCCAAGGCCTGATCCAAGGGCACACGACCTTCTTCCATGAAGGCTTCTGCTTGAGCTTCAGGCTGAGTAGCCCACCAGTCTATGGTGTCCTGTTGTATGGTTCGATTGGTTTGGCTTTCCAAAGTGATTCGGGCATAATATTGCCGATCGTAGTGACCTGTGCCAAAGGGATCAAAACTCTGAGCCGCTATGGTCAAAATAACTGCGTCAGGTCCGGTGCCTAGTCCTTCAATGTCGATCATCAATGAGCTCATGCTAAGAGTATAGCATGATAGAGAGAATAAATCTACCGGGCGTTAACCGATTACAAAAGTGATGGGCTGACTGCCATCTATGTAGTTTTTGAGTTGTTCAACTTGAACATCCATCTGGGCCTGGGCTTCGGCTTTCATGGCTGTGCCATTGAGTGTACCGCCGCCTTGTGGGCCAGCTATGGTACCAAATTTCTCTCTTGCTTCGCCAATGATGTACTTGCAGTTGGCCACCATGTAGTCGCGTATCCATTGACTGATTTGAAAATCCTGTAGGAGATTCATTTCGGGTTTCAAATTGTAAGTCCAAAGCAGAACATTTTCGCCGGTACCTTTAGGGTCGCGAATCAATTGCAGTTTCTTTGTGACTGGATTCCAAGTGTAGTTCATGTAACCGCCAAACATTCTAGCAGCCAATTCCACATAGCCTGCATAAAAATCATATGTGGCCAAGCCGCCGGCCACATTGAAGTTCATCAAGTACACATTCATGCTGGCTTGGCTAAACGGATCAAAGTTGCTGGCAAAAGGTCCTGTGCTATCACCAAAGGTTCTGCGGAAGATCTGACGCACTGTGATCACTTCCTGCGGTAAGGTATAGATGTTTACGTCCCGGACCAACTCCATAAAGGTGTAGCTTTCTTCATAGGCATTTTGTGCCCGCTGGCGATAGGTTCCTATGGTTTTTTGATAGGCTGCTTCGTAGTGTGCATCGTCCAGCTCAATGTCGACGATCTGACTGCCCAGTTGTAACTGTACATAATCAATCAGCGTTTGCTTGAGGGTTTGTAGTGTTGATTCTGCTTGTGCCATGGAAACTCCGTGTAGGTGTATTTATTGTTTTGTATCAATCCAATGCGACAACTTATCTGCTATCAGTTGGTGACCCAACTGATTGGGATGAGCAAAATTTGGTGTTATATACGGGTTAGATTTTACATCAACAAGGTGTTCACCGTTGTGAGCGTAGGCACCAAACCAATCAGCGGCTGTTTCTTTGCCACCAGCCCAGATCTTTTTTGTGTTTACACCCGGTAGCCAAGCAGAATATTTGACCCATCCAGCAAAATAAAAATCATTTATGTTGAAATGTTGGCACCACTGTTGCAAGGTCGAAACTGTTGTACTGCTTCTCATAATTTCATGATCAGGATCATGAAAATGTAAAAATGCCTGTTTTAACATTTGTTGCACATCGGCAGGCCAGCTTGGATCAACGTCCCAACTCATGAATCTTGGCCTATGGAAAGTTCTGGCAGGATTGGTCAAAAACATAATGGCAGTTATGTCATGATCTTGACTGTAATGATTTTTTATAAAGTCTTGAAATTGATACAGCATGTCTTCATTACTGGCTCCGGCAGAACCGTAATTGTAGAAGTGATCGACATTCAACATTTTTTCAAGTAGTTGGCCGTATGGTTTTTCAGTTGCTGAAAGTTCTCCACCCTGCGGCCAACTATCACCCAAGGTAATGAGAATTTTTTTCATAACTGATTTTTTACAACAGCAACTATTTTTTCTTGTGTGAGATCAGTGTCGCGTGGACAGAACTTGCATTGTGGTATGGGGTTATCTATGTCTGCTAGAAACTTAACGCCGCGGTCATCAAATTCGTCAATGCTCAGCGGATGATAACTGTTGATCAACTCTCGGTCCGAGTCGGATAAGTCGAGTGCAAATTGTTGATCAAATTCTGGAAACAGTGCTGCTGGACCACACTTGTAGAGTTTGCCTCGTATAAAATGATAACACTTGAACTGTGCAAAAGAACAAACTTTGTGAGCTTCAACTGGATCATTGTTGTACAGGCCAAGTTGGCCGTTGCTCAATCTATGAACCGCTGCATTGGTAAAATGCTCTTGCAACCAAATACCCACACCTACACCGTTTTGATCTCTGACAAAATAGTCGGCGCCGGCAGGGTTGTTCTTATCTTGCCAAGTCAGCTCGCCTTTTAAGAATGTTTTGACTTCATTGAGATACCATTCTATATCGTTTGAATTGTGAACACTGATGCCAACCCAGTTTGTTTCTCCCGGAGCTGGCCAATTTTGTATAGCTTCGTAGAAGCCAGGAGTTTTGTTTAATCTTGTGCCATTGGTTAATACTTGTACCCCTTTTTGAAAAACAGAATTTATTCCAGAGATCCATTCACATATGGACGGATTCAACAAAGGTTCGCCGCCAAGTATTACTATTTGACCAATTTGAATTTTTTCTGACCAACCTTTGTAAGACTGTTCATATTCGCTCCACTTTTGCCAGCCCTTGAAAGCATGGTCATTGAAACGATTACAACGAGAACAATTTAAATTACATACATTGGTAATGTAAAATTCTACTTTTGGGATTTTTATTTTTTCATTTGAATACACAAAGCATATTTACCAGGCTTTGAGTATGATCAAATTCTCGTTGCCACGCCCGTTGAATTTGGTTTCTGTGGCCTTGATATCCTTGAACACTTTGCGAGCCGCAGGTTTGCCGCCTGCCAACAGCTCTTTGAGCTGTTCTGCGGGTTTGCGTAGAGTTTTTTGTAGTGTAGTCACAGTGTCAAACCCCACAACGGCCGATCCTTTGACACTGAATGTGCCAATATGAGCATCTGCCATGATATGAATCAACTTGCGTTTTTTGGTGTCGTACAACCAGGCTTCGCTGGCACCCACTAGCTGTGCTGGTGCAATACTGGTCAGTTTGAGCTCGGCAAATTCTTTAAGATACTTGAACTTGGCACTGAGTCGTTCTGGGCTCACGGCTTTCTTGGCCCGGGGCTTGCGTTCTACCTTCTTGATCTGCACGTAGTTTCCGCAGTCGGCAATGACCTGTTCAATGAACTTGACGCACTGTTTGATCTGATTCTTGTTGAGGTGGCTGTA